ACGCACAGAATGTCTTTTGTTGGAATGATGTTGGGTCGATCGATATATCGCTCGCCACAGCACCACAGCTGCTGGATGTTACGAAACCTTATAGTGTTTGTATATCCACTTATCCTATTGGACAGGTGGCACCAGTGGCCCCAGGTATCTGTTATGGATCTACGACAGGTACCTACGATGACCAACCAGTTGGTCTCATTTATCCAATGACCGTGACTTATTCGCAAAATGGAGAGGATTTTCCTCAGGTAGCGTCTATGAGTCCGCCAAATCCAAATGCGATTCAAGGAATGGTTATTGATCCGCAGTTAATGAACGAGAAGACTGCGGTTTGTGGGTGGGGGATTGAAGTCATTAATTCAACTCCACTCTTGGACATAGGCGGCATGTTAACCACTGCTGTTGTTCCACAGAACGACATGTGTGATAACTTTGCTGCTGATTTCATTGTTGCAACTGGTAGTGCAGCGGGTGACCAATATGGGCCGTTTCAATGTAAGCTCATAAAAGGAGCCCCTTTAAACCAGCAAGATCTCTTGAGATACCAGGGATCAATGCAATGGAATGCCAAAGAAGGAATTTACGCGGTAGTGCCCGTGAATTTCCAAGGAGAGATAGAATCTCCATTTCCATGTGGACCTATGGTTGTAACACAATCATTTAATACAGGCACACCAACACCAAATCTTTGCTGGACACCAGCTAGAACAACTTTAGTAGTTGGAGGAGTACCTGTTGGTAACCAGCAAAATGTTTACAATTTTCTGAATTGTGACTCTGTGTGTGCTATGTTCACAAATTTAAATCCGTTAAGTACTTTAACGGTTCGTTTCAAGTTCTTTGGAATGACAATACCTTTTTCAAACGTTGTTCAAATTAGAGCAGCGAAACCCCCAATTCCGTGGGATCCTTTGTTCTATGAACTTGATACACGGATGAGAGCTGCGGCTCCGTTTGCGACATTTGTCAAGAACAATCCAGGAGGTGAATGGTGGAAAACGATTTTAGGAACGGTTGCAGATATTGCTCCGTCCATTCTTTCGATGATACCACATCCTATTGCTCAAGTCGCTGCGATGGCTGCTAAAGCTGCTGCACCTCAAATTAAAGCTATGGCTAATGATAGCAAGGCTAAGAGGAAAGCAAACAATCAGGCTGGTAAATACGGCCCGGGAATGAAAAAGAAGAAAACCGGTCAAGTGGTGCAACGGAAACCCAAGAAGCATAAACCTTCAGGGGCCTACGTATCTTCATCACTACCGAAACTTCCCCCTCGCGATTACAAGTAAAGCAGGGAGTTGGGGACGCGTAACCCCAAGGAAAGAAAACACGGTCACCGCAGTGTTCGTGGTTTGGAAGCAAAGTACTCCATCCACTTATGCCTGCAAATCCCCTTGAAAAATAGGAAGGAAAGGTGTCAAATTATGTGCCCAGGGGTCAAACCATCTGGACACGCAGTTTCGCGTTACAAGAAGCTGGGATTTTGGCTGAGGACCGATCAGTC